TAGAGTTTCTAGATAGCTTAGTACTAATTGTGCGCTAGTATCATCGCTGCTAGTAAATTGCAGTATGTCACCGTATTGTAAAATTAGTCTTCCAGTCAATACGCTGATAGCATCGTCTTCTGGAACACTAGCGTTGTTGATTAACGAAGTAGAAGCAGAACCACGGTATATACCGGATGATATTTGTATTGTATTAGCACCGGTGTTACTTACTTGAGCCATCAACACCACAGTAGCATATCCAAGAGGGGGAGTATACACGTTAGCTGTGGTTGTAGTTAAATCAACCAATGTTGTTCTAAAATTGTTTAATGCTGCTGCCATGAATTTTCTCTTTTCATTAATTTGATCCTAAGGCTAATATATAAGGGGTCATCTGAGCAAACAAACTTTGGTAGAAGTAGTCACCGGTAATAACCCCAGTAGCTTGGTTAATAGTAAAACCTGTACCAACCTTAAAGTTACCTTTTTGGTCTGTACTTGTAAATGTTATTATGCCGCCGTCAGTCGTGATAACTTCGTTAGCTTCAATAGGTATACCACCATATTGCGGTAGTGCAGTTGCTGGATCAGTACCGGCACCTACATATTCAAATGTATGTGCGCTTGCGATAATTGAACTACGAGTGTAGAACGAAACGTTGCTACCGACTACGGATGTTTCTGTGTTAAAAACTTGCTGTATGACTACGGTTGTCTGACCAATACTTGGTTGGTTGGGTATAATCGTGTCGATTGTATAATACTCTGGATCTCCATCTATTAACATAATAGTATTAACATTAGGACGACCGTTTGATAAGTTGTTGAGTACGAATACACCTTGATTTTCAGAAACTATTGTACCGGTAGTCTGCAATGGTCCATAGCCGGTTGCGACTAAACCAAAGTTACCGATAGAGCAGTCACTGCCATTCAATGTACAGAATCCACCTGTTTCCACCTCAATACCAATGTCACACGCAATTGTGTAGATATTTACTAACTGACTGTAGCCTGAGTTTACGATATGAATACCTTTACCACCACGATTGATGATAGTAAAGAAGCCAACAATCATTGCCTTAGTACTGATACTGCTAACATTATTACCGTCGATGTAGACAGCAGTACCAGTAGTAGTAGACGATGTTAGATTTTGAATATATGGGCTTACAAATACATTCTGTGAAGGTGTAGCAGGATCATAACTGAATCCGTTTGCTGTATAATCTCTAATAGTAATACCCCAAACATAAGAGCCATTGCGTACATAGAATAAGTCAGCAGATGGTGTCTGTGGAACTACAAAGACGCTTCTAAGATTGTCACCCATCAATGCTACGTTTGCAGGGATAGTGACAGGATTTGCTTCGGTGTATGTTCCCGGGGCTACGTGAACTGAGAAGCCACCGGCGCTAGCAGCAGCCAATGCAGCCTTAATTGTTAAGTAGGGTTTATTAATGTCGCCGTTGTTAGCATCGTTTCCGTTTTTTGCTACATACAGTATCTTATCACTAGTTTTAAAAGTCGTTGGGGTAGCGTTACCGTAGTATGCGTCTGCTGTTACGTTTCCTATGTTGGCGCTTAATACCGATAATGTACCGAGAGCTTTGTTAAAGGTGAATCCGTTGTTACCTGCAAACACACCTTCATCATTAAACTGTACCTGAGTATTAGAACCGCCGGGGGGTGTAAGATTGCCGGCGCCAGTAGCAGCCCAAGTTAATACACCGTTACCATTTGTTTGTAGGAAATAGCCGTTTTGGCCGCCTCCAATTGAAAGTGACGAAGCGTTGCCCAACGAAAGGATGTTGCCATTCCAAGTTGCGTTAGGAATTCCATCAATTGCGCCACCGTTATTAAATTGTAGCTGAGTATTATTACCACCGGCAGCGGCGGTAGCTACGAATGGTTGACCGTTAGCCCATTTGTAATAGCTTGCATAAAATACATTAGCAGCTACATTTCCAGTGGTTAACACATTGGTAATTACATTACCATTGGCATCTACTACAGGAACTTCTGGTAGACCTGCTGAAAACCCGCCTATTGAATTAAAATATTCTGCTGACATCACATTCGCCTATACTTTTATTAAGTATTTATCAATATTTTATGTTTTGGGCATCGGAATAAAGTTCACAGGTGTGCTTTTTTTTGCTAAATACATAATGATTACAGTGCAACCAACTAGACCCATCTGCTCGCATTGTAAATTTGCGCTCGCTCGACCTAACGGGAAGAGCAAGCACGGCTTCCAAAAGTGGCATAAGTATTGTGTTGACTGTGCTAAAGCCATGTATAATGGTAGATTCAAACATCTACAGCATAAGAAAGGCTCATGTGAGCAATGCAGTTTTGTACCGGAAGATAAATGTCAGATGGATTTGGTTTTTAAAGATGGCAATAAGAAAAATAAAAAGATGAACAATCTATTGACACTGTGCGCTAATTGTGCTAGACTACATAATAAGAAAGTTCGTACTGGCAACAAGTCTATTCTAAATGCTACCGTCGACGGCGATACTAGGATTTCATGATGAGAGGGATTATAGTAGGTGATAACTTTTACGACGAACCAAGGGTAGCTATCATCAGAACAAATGGTGCGCACCGAGTAGCTGGACTAATGCGAAACCAGGGACTAGAAGTTGAAGTTTTAGATTTTTTCAATTCATGGGAAATGCCAGAGCTTGAACAAGTGTTAAATGCCTATTGTCCAGACTTTATTGGATTAAGTTTTGGACTAGGTCAGCTTAATGATGTGCGGGTAAATAGTTTCATCTCGTTAGCAAAAGCAATAAATCCCAAAATTAAAGTCATTGCAGGTGGCGCTCAAGTACTACACAATAATATTAAAAACATTGATTTACATTTTAAAGGGTTTGCTGACGGAGCAATTGACGATATTGTAGCATATCTAAAGACCGATATCTACCCCAATGAGTCATTAGTGAAAAATATTGATTTGGGATTACCTAAAAAAGTAGTAGACTGTACTCATTACTATTCAAGATTTGATTTGTCTAACCTAAGAACTAACTATACTGCAAACGATTTTCTATCTCCCCATGAGAATTTGACGTTAGAAACTAGCAGAGGATGCATTTTTAGATGTAAATTCTGCAACTTCCCGTTGATTGGTAAAAATAAAAATGACTATATCAGAACCAAAGAAGATTTAAAGCAAGAAATTATTTACAACTATGAAACATACGGTATATCACAATACAGTATTACTGACGACACCTTCAACGACAATGAGATTAAGATAAACAATCTGTATGAGATTTCTCAAGAGATTGACTTTGAGTTAAAGTTCATGTGTTATGCTAGAATAGACTTGTTACATGCTAGACCCGGTTCATTGGATAAGATGATGAAGTTTGGGGTTAAGGGAATGTTTCTTGGAATTGAATCGTTGAATCTTGAAACTAGCAAAATAATAGGAAAAGGATTTGCAGGAGAAAAGTTGATAAACTATCTTAGAGAAGTCAAACAGCAATACCCAAAGCTGCATTTTATCGGATCATATATTATAGGGTTACCTAAAGAAACACTTGAACAAGCTAGGTATAATATCAATTTTGCAATTGACGAAGGATTAATTGATAATTCTCCGTTGTATGCGTTGCATATTACTAAGGATACAGGAGGCATAGACACTTCTATTTTCTCTAAAGAATGGGATCAGTATGGTTATGAAGAAATGAGTTTAGATGAAATAAATGATTTACTAACTCAACCCAAATATAGTGCGTTAAAAAATGTAGATTATGAGACTTTTAGTAAGCACAACGTTATTTGGAAGAATGAGCATATGAATTATCTTGATGCACAACTAGGTGCATTGCAAATACGAGCAGACATAGAACCAAAAACTGGTATGGGCGGATGGAATTGCTTTGCTGCTGCATATACGAAAATTCCAGTTGAGAAACTATTACAGTTAAACAGAACTGAGTGGGATTGGGAATATGTTAAGAAATCTGCTGTAGATTTTGTAGAAGATTATAAGCATAAGAAAATATCAGTTTTGTGCAATACGTGACTTATTGAACTGGGCCAACCATCTTGATATTTTGTTTATCAAATACATAATAGTTCTCAACACCACCTTCGAAGATACGCACTGAATCATATCCCATGCCTTCAATTGAACTTAGATACTGCTCAATGATTTCCCAAGTGTCACTTGACCTATCCATGTAATCACTCATTGTTTCAATATCTGTTTCTGTATACGGATCGTAGATAGGAAGTAGTGGCTCAATTTCATTCTCATCAAGTGAATCAAACATCATGCCTAAATTTAGTTTATATTGATACACTGTTCCGTAATCTTGAGAGAAATTAACATTAGAAGAAAAGTACATGCCATCATGTGGTTCAGGATTGTCGCCGCCGTGATAGGCAGTAACCATTGACGCAGTTTCAATTAGAGTGCGAAAGTCCATATTGTATTTAGACAAAAAGGAAGGGCTCGAAAGCCCTTCCCCGTATATCGTTCTGTGAACGTAACTTTCTTATTGGAAAGTCAAGTTCTGAACAGCAATCTCACCAACGTAGTCAGCAGCGTTACCGAATGATGACGCAGTGTTAGTTAGTTCGATGTAACCATAACGTGTCATGAATGATACGACTGGTTCGAATGTTGATGGATCAAGAACAACGCCTGAAGACATCAACGGAATGTATGGGCAGTAGAATGCTGCTGCATCAGTTTCCGATGAACCCTTGTATCCAACAAGTACTGGCTGAGTGTCTGGTGCATATGAGTTAACAAATACACGCATTGCACCGTTAAGAGTACCAACGAACTTAGTGTTAGTTGGAGCTTCGAAAGTGCCTTCAGTTGTACGAGCGAATGCTGAAGTTGTAGCTGACTGTAGAACAGTAAGTGAAGCTGGTGAAACAACAGCCCAGTTACCTGCACCACGACGAGTACGCTGTGCAATCAAGTTTGCAACGCGGTTGATAAGAACAGCTAGAGCAGCGTGTTCGTCACCAACGTAAGTAGCAGTACCTGAAACAGTTGCCTGGTTGAATGTGTATTCAGTTGAAGCAAGAGTTGCAAGTGAAAGCAAGATTTCCTGATCGATTTCAGCAGTAATTTCTTGTGCAAGAGCAGCCATAATTTCTGCTTCTACGTCGATACCATGCTGTGACTGAGCGTCCTGAGCAGCTTCGAAAGTCCAGCGAGCTTGTAGCTTACGTGACTTGGCTTCAACAGCCTGACGAAGAATCTGAACAGAAATCTGCTTACCACCGTTACCTTCAAGTGATGCAGTGTCAGCACCGGTGTATGCGTCGGTAGTATCAGTTCCCAACGGTACACGAGAATATGCTTGTGCAATCTTGAATGGTGAAAGTGCTTCTTCACCAGCAGTTACAGATGTCTGTGCTGCTGAGTTGTCGGTTAAGCTGTTTGCGTAGCGAACACGTAGAGTGTGAATCTGACCAACTGGGCCGGTCATTGGCTGCACACCAACTAGTTCGTTTGCAATAACAGTAGGCATAACACGACGAATTACTGGAAGAATAACGCGGTTAAGTGTTGCGATATTACCAGCTGTTGTGGTACCGGCTGTAGATTCAGCAAGTAGTTGCTTCTTGGTATTTTCTAGCAATACGCCCATTGTTGAGCGACGATTGCCTTTTAAGCCTTCAAGCAGGGCGTCCTTGGTGTCTCCCCAACGGCTTTCTAAAAGTACATTTGACATTTGAATTTTCTCCTAATTATGTCGTTTTTAATTAAAGCCCGGCCAAACGCTTAATGTCAATTACATTGTCAGTTTCGGCAAATTCATCAACTTCAATTGTTTTCTTGGCAGTTTTATTACCAGTTGCTTCTACAATAACAGCTTTAGTATTAGTCTTCTTTTCAGTAATTGCTTCTACTGAACCTGTATTGAGAACGGCTGGTAAATACTTATCGAAAGCGTTTTGTAGACGCGGTGTCTGTACGCTTTCTAGTAAAGTCTTCATTACTTGTTTCTTCTCCTCATTAAGCGGGGATAGAAGTTCATTCATAACCTTTGCTCTTTGAGTTGATTCTTTAATAATTCTAACTTCACGATCCTTTGATTCTACAAGCTTTGCTGCATTTTGTAGCTGGGCTGTAGTTTCTGCTAGCTGTCGGTCTTTTGATTCTAGCATTTGCATAACCTTGCGAGTTTCAGCCTTATCGTTTAGATAAGTTACTGAGAATTCGCTAGCAAAAGCTTCGAACAACTTACGTCCAAATGTATTTTCTCTAGCAGACTGGATATCTTCTTTTAGCTGTGATAGTTCACTCTTAAGGTGAGTTCCAACTAGACCGCTAACCTTCTTGGCGCTTTCAGCAATAAATCTTGCCTTAAGTGCTTCCAATTGCTTGCGACCTTCAGCAACGAGTTTAACTTTCGCTTCAACAACAGCTTGTCTATCTTGTGAGAATTCTTTAATTTCTCTAGATAGAGCGTGGATGATGAACTTTTCAAGTTTTGCTTGACCTTCCATCTGAACTTTGCGATCAGCACGTAGTTCGCGGATTTCTTCGGCTAGTTTAGTAACCATGAAGTCGTTGAATTTAGTTGCATTTTCACGAAGCTTTAGCTGTGATTTTACTCTGTCTTCATTCATTGCTTTTCTTTCAGATTGAAATTCTGCAATTTCACCTGAAAGATTGTCGGTAACCATCTTGTCAAGAGCTTCAACCATAACAGTACGATCATGTTCGTAACGTTGTGCAAATTCCTCACGGAGTTCTACACGAACTTGTTCACGAGCTTCATTCAATTTAAGTTCCCAGGCTTCATTTAACTGCTGCCCGATATCTTCGTTGATGAGTCCGCTTTCAAGTAATGGCTTAATAGCATCTAACATTTATTTGATTCCTTTTATATTTTAAGTTCATTGATGAGACGCTTTACTTCCTCACCAAGGAATCGTTGTATTTTTTTGTCACCCTGAGCTTCCTTAGCAATCTCTAACATTTTATGTCCGTGTTTCATGTTCATGAGACTTTCATAAATTGCTTTGGGATATGCGTTTGGTGCGCTAGGTTGGGCAACGATATCAACAGTGATGATTTCAAAATCACTGACTTTACCATCCATGTCGTTTACATTACCTGATCCACGACTAGATACACCTAGCTTTACTCCTGACTCCAACATTGTTCTTACGAGTTGACCCATTGGAGTAGGAAGAATTTTTAGCTTGCCAAAACCATTGGCACCGTCCATCCACATGCTTGTAATCATGTGAGATACACGGTCTAAATTGATTTTAAGATCATCTGGATGGTCAACTTCACCCAATACTGAATAACCTTCTGAGATTTGTCTGTTTAGAGTATCCACGGCAGTTTCAATTTCATTGACGGGGTAAACACGCTCGTTTGCGTTCTTTACCCCGCCCTGAATGAAAATCCCCTTCATGTAGAGGGTCTTAAAATCAGCGCCCTCTTCATGAATTGACTCGACCACCATTCCTGCGCGGTCGAACGTTAGATTTTCTCTGAGATAAGCCATTCTCTCAGTTTTCCTTAGCGAGCTGGTCTACGAGCAGGTCTACGTGATTCTGCTACTGGGCTTCTAGTGTGTGCGCCGTCATCACCGTGCTTTGGCTTAGGAGCTGCTTCACCCTTGTCCTTGAAGTTATCCTTACCTGGACTATTCTTGAAGTTACCTGCGCCCTTTACTGAGGTTTCACCCTTTGAGTAAAAGTTGCTTGGTGCTTTAGGAGCTGTAGGAACTGCTTCACTGGCGCCGCTGAACTTTACTGGATGACTGTCCATACCAGCTTGTCCTGATCCTTGAAGACCTGGGCTCTTAGTTTGAACGCCGTTGTCGCCGTGAGTTACAGAAATCTTCTTAAGTTGAACTGCTTCCATCATTGCTTCTTCGTCTTCTTCAGCTCCGAATTCCATTTCTTCTTCGCCGTCATCAGCTCCGAATTCCATTTCTTCTTCGCCGCCGAAGTCTGCATCAGCGCCGCCGCCCATGATGTCTTCGAATTCAGCCATCAATTGGTCAAGCTTGTCTTCGATACGGATTACAGCGTCTTCAACTTCTTCGCCTTCTTCGTCGCCGAAGTCTTCGGTGCCGTCAAGTTCAACATCTTCTTCACTATCAGTGAAGTCAAAATCGTCTTCTTCTTCTTCAGTAACACCGGCTTCTTCAGCATTGATTTCGTCAAGTAGATCGCCTACTTGTCCGCCCATGTCATCTTCCATCACATCGTCTTCCATTTCGTCTTCTTCGGCCATAATTGACTCAAAGATTTCTCTTGATCTTTCTACTACGATTTCGTGGAATAGTTCATTGGCTCTATCGTTATCTTCATTGATAACGAGGTCCATTAGTTGTTCGAATTTTTTGATATCCATTTAAATTTCTCCTGATGCTTGAATGGCTTTGTAGACTTACTTATGCCACTAGCAGGAAAAATGTTCAATAACTATGTATTTTTTGAGTTTTTAGAAAAGATATACATTATAGTGCCGGAGCACCTTCTCCCTCTTCAGGTTTTACACCATATTGCTTGCGAACTTTTTCTAAGTATTGCTTCTTTTCATAGCTTCTAACATCTAGCATTCTACGTAATTTACGAATTTGCTTTAAGGTTAACTTTGTTTTTCTAGATGTTCTATAGGTAGGTTTGCTGTTGTCAGCATTGACATCTTGCAGTCCATTAATAGGTGCGTCAAACATTTCGTAAAGTTGCATAGTTTTATTTATCTTTTTGTGTTTTGAAGTCTATCCAAAAACCGATTGCTACAATAAGATTCATCCCAAGCGAAGCCAAGAGTATGTGTATATCTTGATAGACATTCATATTCATACTTAAATGAACATGACCTACCATCCAAAAGGGAATAGCTAAATTTTGAGAAATCCAAATTAAAAGAAACTTGATAAACTCTCTCATCTAAATTAGATTTGCATTCCGCCGCCACCTACGGGTCCAGCTGCGCCTCCGGGAACTGCTTCTCCGCCAGCACTGCCCACCGGCCCTGCTACGTCAAGTTCCGAATCACCCATTTCTTCACTAGATTCAATACTATCGGCAGTTTCCATATCTGATTCAAAGTCCCCAGTAGAAACACCAATGTTACGCAAATCGCTGCCTGCAGGATCGGAAGTAACTTCTTCTTTGTTTTCTTCTTCCCACATACTTTCGTTACGTTTAATTTCTTCTTCAGTAAGACCTAAGAATCGTTCTAGTGCAAATCTCTTTGAAATGTATGGGAAAGCTTCCATGCTAGTGAAGGTACCTACTCTAGCATTATCTAGTTCACTTTGACGATATGCAGCAAAGTTCTGAGGAGGATTGAATACTAATTGGAATAGACTTGTATCAATGTTGAAGCCTCTCCAACGCAAGAACAATTTAAATTCTTCGTCAAACTTCATTGCCATGTAGTTCTGTAAACGTTCACAGTATTGATTGAATCTAAATTCTTGAATCATCGCAGTACCGACACGACCATCACTCAATGGGGTAGTGTTGTCATCCGGGCCAGTTGGTAAGTAAGATGACGGGACACGAAGACCACGAGCAAGACGATTGTTGAAGTATTTCAAGTCATCGATTTCGCCTAGATTCTGTCCACCTGGAAGAACTTCAACTGATGAACCGCGACCTTCTGCTGTGACAGGGAAGAAGTAATCTTCGTTCATTGACAGTGGGTTGTATGTAGCGTCAACGATTGATTGTCCGCCGTATACTGAAGGGATTCTGCGCTGGTGAATTTCATTCTTAACACGCTCAACGAATGCCATAGCTAAGTGACTTGGCATATTACCAACGTCAATCTTGAACATTCTACGTTCAGGAGCACGTTGTACACGATAGATGAGAACAGCGTCTTCTAATAGTTCTTTCTGCTTGTAGACCTTAAAGATGTTCTCAAGGATTGACTGTCCAAACGGCCAGAATCTGTCAAGCCCTTCAGTCAATGATACGTGAACAACATGTTTTGAATCTACCGCAGACTCACTCTGTCCTAATGTGAAACGTGATCCTGTAGTGTTATATGGCATTGCCGGAGTAGTATAGCCGCCGCTTTGTCCGCCGCCGCCTGAACCGCCTAAGCCAGTTGCAGGGTTAGCTGCAAAATCAGTGTTGGTCTTTTGTGCAACACTAAGATTCTGTAAGTTAATATTGATATCTTTGATGACATACTGTTCCGGCTTCTTGCCTTCACTTTCGTTAACGATTACTTTAATAACCTTAACCATGTCAATCCAGTAAAGCTTGAAGTTTTCTGGATCACGAACGAATGCCTGATCTCCGTACTTGATTACGTTGCGGAAAATCTTAAACATACGAACATCAAATTCGTTTAGCTTACACCATTGTTGAAGTTGTTTAGTAAGCAATTCTACTTCATGTGGAGTAGGGTCTTCTTTAAATTCAAAACTGAATGGTGTTTTATTATGTTCGTTTCTCTGAGTACTAAACTCAGCAATAATATCCAAACAAGCGTTAATTTCAGCATCAACATCCATCATTTCATATTGGTTGTAACGCTCAATTCTATTAGGATGTCCAGTATAGACTTCTGGTAGCCTACTCATATAATTCTTGTAGCCGAACTCAGTATTACTATAGCCGCCTGACGGGACGCCACCGCTGCTATTCCAAGCACCTGCGTTACTGTTCATTCCTGAGATAGGACTTGATACACCGGACTTGTTTAAGAATTTCTTTTTATATGACATTTTTACCGCTCTTGGTTGTTTAAGTATTTATGTTAAACCATACTGTTCTTTAATATCTTTTCTCTAGTATCGTTACCATCAGAGATAGCACTAACCATATCGCCTAGTTTACTGAGCATACCCTCTACTAATTCAGCATTCATATTCACTACTCTTTCGAGAATTTCTTTTTCCATAGTTGGCGCAGTAGAAGATATTGCGTTGGATATTTCTGGTGTCTCTGCCGGAGTTTTAGCTAATTTCGCCAATACCGAATCTTGTGTTAGTGGAGTTATCATTTCAGAGCCGTGCATTTCAACTGGATATCCAGAATCCGGACCTTTGACTAAGCCGCCTTTTCTAGCTTGTAAAGAAGATTTTTTAGGAGACTCAATGTGCATATGACTGTAATGCCCTGGTGCCTTCCATATAACTTTAAATCCATCTGATCTGGCAGAATCTGCAATTTGATCAAACTTAGCTCTTGCCTTAGGATCTTTTGATTCATTTACGCCTCTGCCGATGTTAATGTCAATTGCTCTTCCCTCATAATGGCCTCTACCTTTATGCACCGGTGCTACTCCACCGAATGCAGGATGTTCAGCCACTCTAATTCCCTGATCTTGTAATCGTTGTCCTAGGGCAACAATATCTTTGCTTCCGCCGCCTTGGCCCGCATTTTTTCCTTCTTTTAATACCTCAACTTTTCCTGCTTTAAACCCTTCAATTTTTTCCATGGCATTTAGCATAGCAGTTCTTTGTTCAGGAGTCAAATCACGCAGCGGAGTATTAGAGTTTACCCCTAATGCTTTTACAATAGTGTTTATGTAGCCTCTTGTATCATTTTCATTAGGCGGAGCATATTTACTGATTGCTCCGGCAATAGTTTTGTTTTTATATTTGCTAGTATTAAACAGTAGTTCCTCTTTTGCTTTGCGACCCTGTTCATACGAGGAGAATACTGCAAAACCTCCGGATTGCCCTACTGCTCCCTGACTTCTTGCAAAATCACCAGCCCTAATATTTCCGGGGTTATTATTTCGCCAAGCTAGTGTCCCTGTTCGTTTTTCTTCTCTGCCATCTTCATATTGAAGGTTAGTATATCCCGCGCCGCCTCCTGTTACCTTTGTCGCTGATCCACTTGTGCTGGTTGAGTCGCTGTCGGCATAATTAGAGCTACCAGGAGAGCTATCAGGAGAGCTACTAGGAGAGCTACTAGGAGAGCTACCGTCAGTGCTTGCGTCCTCGTCTTCTTCATCAACACCTGCTATTTTATTTAGGATCTTTGAAGCATCAGTTAAACTTCTTCTAAACTGCATCATAGATTCTTCAGTGAATCTATGTCGTTTCATTTCGGCTTCTCTAAGACTATCTGTGCTTAGTGCAGCATCTGCCAATGAAGTCTTGAGTCTTTCAATATAATCAACTACATCAAGCTCATTATCATCTTCCATGGGAGTGCCTAATAACCCAGAAGATTTTCCTTTAACTTTGCTATTAATAGATCCCATTGCATTAATTGATTTATTTTGGTCTGCAAACATTTTTACAGCTTTTGCGAAAGTGCCGGTGATAGTCGCAAATGCTTGCACTGTTTTAGCAAATGCCGTTACAGTTTTAGCAAATGCTATTATAAGTTTACCGAACGATTCTATATTTTTTCCGAATGACGTAGCAACGGAAGAGGACATCCCTTTATTCGGACTGCCTAATTTATTTACAATTTCACCAAACTTCTCTACATGCTTACCGAATGCATCAGCAAACTTACCGTCGGCAGTTGCAGCGGATGCTTTTGCTGCATCTTTAGATTCGGGTTTAACAGCACTTAATTTTTTATCCAAATATTCGGTTTCAGATTTTACTCTATCTGCTTGAGCTTGGTTAGCTAAATTATCCATGAACATAAATCTACCGATATGTTCTATTCCGCGAGCTAACGATGATTGAGTTTTTTCCCAAGTTGACGCTCTTTCCCAATTTTTGTCATCTTGGCTTTGGATAGTTTTAGAGTCTAGATCTTTACCTACACCAGCGGCACCAAATCCTGCATCAATTACGTATGCGCCGCCTGCAACAATCGCAGCACCTTTTGCTGCTTTTAATAGTTGTGCTCCTTTACCAGCAGCGGCTGCTCCGCCTGCACCGGCTGCTCCTGCACCTGCTGCTCCTGCGCCTGCTGCTCCTGCGCCTGCTGCTCCTGCACCGGCTGCTCTTGCGCCGCCTGCTGCTGCTCCTCCTGCTAATCTAGCAAGTCCGCCCCTAGCTGCAATTGCAAGTGCAGCTAACCCAGCTGCGCCTGCTAGTGCGATTAATGCGGTGGAAGCAATCCCTAAATTACCTGCAAAACTATCAAATGCTGTTCTTAGAGCAATTTCAGTTTCAGTTAATATATTTCTAGCTTGCTGACGAGAATCTTCTGCTGCTTTACCCTTTCCGGCTGCATTATCATCTATTCTTTTTTGTATATCGGCTGCTGCCTTTTCTTGATCTAAGCCGAACAGTCTGTTGCGTTCGGTTATACCACCGGTACCGCCGACTAAGTTTGCAGCATCAGGGCTTATCGCAGCGGCTATTTTAAGTTGATCCTGAGCCTTAGCAGAACTATCGGTTATAGCTTGAGTGTATTTTGCTGCGTCCTTCGCAGAGTTTATATTTCCGGCCCTAGTTTCTCTAGCTAATTCTTGAATGGTACCTAGGGTTCCACTAACTGCCATAGTGCCTAAACCTTCGGTAATAGGAGCTCCGGCCAGCGCCTGTCCATAACCCCTGCCTGCCTCTTCCCCTTGAAGTGCAGTTATTTGAGCCTTAGTAGCCATTGCTAATTCAACTTGTGCAGCAAGTTTCTGTTTTTCTTCTTCAGTTGATGCCGACGCTATTTTTTTATTCATGTCGGCTACATATAGCTGAAACTGGGTGTCGGCTGCCGCCGCTGCCATACGCTTTGTTTGATCCTCAACACTAAGTCCAGTCATGTCACTTAATGCTTGTAAATTTTTAACATAAGCTAGAGATGTTTTTTGTAGTGTCTTCATTTCGCCATTAAATGAACGTAAAGATAAGCCAGCGCCGCCCATTAACTCAACGTAACCAGCTTGTGCTTCTACTAATTCAGCTTGGCTATATCCCAATCTCTGAAATTCTTGGCGAACCTCAGAGCCGACATTGGCCATTTCCATAAATCTGTTGGTAGAATCTACTGCACCATTACCAAGTTGCTTAAATGTTGACCCTAATTTTTGCATAGGTGCCATCAGTTTGTCTAAATCTTTAGCAGCAAACCCAATCTTATTTGCCATACTAAGAATTTCATCGGTATTGAATGCATTAGCTGCACCCATTTTAGATATTTGATCATTGAATTTTAGAAGCGAATCTGCTTGTGCAAGTTGGTATTGCATC